TTGCTCACGCGGGCACCCACAGTTCGTTGTTCAGATCGCGCAGGTGGACAAGACCGGCATGATCAGCAGGTTCGTTGCCTATCATCGTCAGGATCGTGCCGGGTTCAGGATGCACGTTTTCCTGTGCGACCAGTATGCGCTGCAAGGCTTCCCCCATGATCGAACAAGCTTCATCGCGCGTGTCGGCAGCGACACGTGCGGAGACAAATTTGCGATCAGGTTGGGTGAAGATGAACAGCCAGAGTTTCACTTTATACTCGTGAAGGAAAGCTTCTTGAGTTCGTAGACGTAAGAAAGGAATTTGCTGAAGTCGATTGTGTCGTCATCGAAGCGGCACGGATAGTAGTAGTTGAACGTCACCGTGATCGCGCCGGTCGGCGCTGCGGTGAATGTCACGACACCCGGTGTCGATGATGACCAGTCGCTGACCGTGTAGTCGGTGCCGTACACCTTTGTGACGCCAGCAACCTTCAGGATGAAATTCGTGCCGCCGCCGATCAGGTTCGGCGCAGTGACGGGTTCCGCGTACCCGCCGAAAAGCTTGACCAACTGGAACGTGGTGACGACACCGGCACCTGTTCCGATTAACTGGTTCGCGACGTTGTTGTCATCCACGTCCGTGTACAAGAAGCTGTCCCAGCCACCTTGCAACGTGTTGAAGAACGCCAGCATCTGCTGGAACTCCGTGGACGCGCCGATGCCACCTTGACGAAGACCGTTGAATGCAAGCTGCCATTTGTACCGTGGATACGACCAGTCAGCAATGCGCACTTCCTTGCCGCTGACAGAAGTCTGCACGCGCGTCTTCCAGATCGGTGAACGAATAGCTGGCCACGCCAAGATCGGCATCGCTGGAAGAACGGATACGCTCATGTCGGGTTCGCCATCTTGGTGAAGGCACCATGGTTGTTGCGCTTGGCTTTCGCGAACGCCGTCACCAGCGCGCTGCTGTTATTGTCGAACAGGCGCTGCACAGACTGGGCGTCCATCGCCGTGATGTGAACGTGGACGGTGTCACCGCCGCCGCCCAGCGACCCGCCCCCGCCATTGGCCGAAGCCTTGTTGCGGAAGTCTTCAGCGAACGGTTTGGGCAGGATCATCTCGCCTTGGTGGATGCGAGCGTTCATGTCGCCGGGAATGTCCCATGCACCTTGCGCGAAGCCTGCGCCGCCAGCGAAGGCGAACGCACCCGCTGCGGCTGCCATGGACGCGCCGAATTCTGGCGCACCGACATCGATGGGCCACGGTGCCAGCGCAAAGGACGCCACGCCGTTCGCACCGGCCAAGGCGACAGCGGCCTGCATGGCCAGCGTCGAACTAGCGATCAACGCTGCGGCCTGCGCCACCTGTGCCGTGGCGACAGCCGTGGTCTGCGCGGCCTGCGCTGCGCCCACGGCTGTCGTCTGTGCGACCTGCCCAGCAGTGACGGCAGTTGTCTGGGCGGTGTTGGCAGCGACGGTCGAAGCGGTCTTGGCAGCCTGCGTCGTGTTGTGGTGCAACAGTTCCAGCGCAAGCGTCTTGATCCAGTCCGTCAGCATCTTCATGCCAAGATCGACAAAGGACTGAAGGATGCCGCTGGCGATCTGCTGCATCCCTTGGGCGAAGGTCTTGCCTTGGAACAGCATGCCGTCGATGGCCGACTTGAACGAATTTTCAATCGAGTTCGTCAGCGTCGTCCACTGCGCCTGTTCTTCCTGACGCAGTTCCGTGTCGGCCTTGATCACATCGGCGTTGAACTTGCGGACAAGGGCTTCGCGTTCCGTCATGGCTTTGCGCCATTCGTCCGTGCCCTTCACAAGACTGGCGTGGTCGGCGTCGAAACGTGCAAGCACCTGCGCTTCAATATCGCGCGTCAGCGCGACTTCCATATCGCGACGATCTTGGGCGCTGATTTCATGCGCCTTGTATTCGTCATCGATACCCTTCAACGCGGCGCTTAGTTCGGCTTCCTGATCGTTGATGAAGGATTTCAAATCTTCGTCACGCACCTTCTGCGCGTGAACCATCGCGTCATCGGTGATCTTCTCAAGACGCGCCAGATGCTGCTGTGTCAGGACTTCGCGTTCAGCTTCATCCTGTGCAAGCTTCGCCTTGTCGCCAGCGTCCGCTTTTTCCTTGCGGTCGATGGCCTGCATCTGGATGTTGTAGAGTTCGTTTTCATGCTTGATCGTGTTGTTTTCGTAGTCTTGATACGTTTCAAGACCCAGCTTCAGCAGCGTGTCATCGGTCTGCTGTTCGCGCTTGATGCGTTCGGCGGCAGCCTTTTCTTCGATGGTCGCCAGTTCTTCGGCAGCCTTCTGCGCGGCGCTGTTCTTCTTCTCCGTGACAGGTGCGTCAAGCTGCGGCTTAAAGTCGGGTTCTTTCACCTTCGGCGTAATGGTCACAGACGGGATGTCCGTGCTGTCACGCATCGCCTTCACGTCATTGTGCAGCTTGGTTTCAATAGCCAGCACATTTGCAGCGTGGGTCTTTTCGCTGTCTTCGATCTTCTGAAGCGCGTCGTCCCAGTCGGCGGCGGCTTTCGACATGTCCAGCGACGCGACATCGATGAACGCCTGCCCCAGTGCGTGGATCAGGATTTCGCTTTCATCTACGAACGTCTTGATGTCATCGCCCAGAATGCCGATCCATGCAGCGGTCGCATCGATGGCAGTGGCGACCAGCTTCAGGACATCCAGAAGAAGTTCGAACGCCCCGGACAGCGTGCTGCTGGCCGTCGATGTGACGCCCAGCGATGTGGCGACTTTTTCAAGTGCCGTCCACACGGTGGTGACTGCGTTCCACAGCGCGGTGCCGATAGCGATCAGCGGGTTCCACACCTGTTCGACAGCTTCGGTGCTGGTGACTGTCGCCTTCACCTGCTGCACGAACGCCGTGAAGTCATCGATCAGCGCGACGATGGTTGGTTTCATCTTCATAAAGGCAGTGATCGCACCGCCTTCGATGGCCTGACCGATGTCATACAGCTTGTCGTGGACTTCCGTCATCGCGGCGGCGGTCGGCCCATCCAGTACCACGCCCAGATCGGTGGCGTGCTGTTTCAACTGATCAAGACCAGCAGCGCCCTGATCCAGTATCGGTATCATGTCCGCGCCAGCGCGACCGAACAGTGATATGGCGATGGCGGTCTTGGCAGGACCATCTGCGGTCGCAGCGAACTTGTCTGCGATCACAGGCAGCAAGCTGTCCAGCGACGTGTACTTGTTCTTCAGTTCGTCCGTGGTGATGCCGAGCGAACGGAACGCTGCCGCCTGCATGCCGGTGCCTGACTGGGCAGCCGTCATGTTGCGTTCAAGACGTTCCAGCATGCGCGCGGCACCTTCGCCGCTTACATCCACCAAGCCAGCGGCGTATGCGAACGCCGTGACTTCTTCGACGGACATGCCCAGTTCTTTGGACATAATACCGGCCTTGTCTCCAAGGTCGGCCATTGCCGAAGCGAAGCCGTAGATCGCTTCGGTGACTTGCTTGATCGCTTCGTAGGCGATAGTGATTTCAGCAACCATGAACGCTTTGCTGAGTTCGTCACCAAGACCCTTGGCGGCGTCCCCGGCATCGCTCATGCCGTCTTTCATGCCATCGGCGGCTTGCCGAATAGCATTCTGCGCCTGCTGCATCTTGTCCAGCAGATCGGTGATGGTCGCAGTGATCTGGACGTTGATGTCGCCATCGGCCATTCACGTCAGTCCTTCTTGGCAACGATCACAGGGGTATCAAGCAACCCAGCCGCACGTGCAATCGGCGTCAGCGCGTTGATCATCTCCAATGTTCCAAGCGGAAGATCGTCAAATTCTTCGCGCGTAAGATCGGGCGATCCGCGTGTCAGCGCGGTGAAGACGATTTCCAGCATCGTGTCGTAGTGGTCCTGTGACAGGTACGACGCGAGCTTGTCCATGCTGCCGCCTTCAACCTTCGCGCTGGCGAGGATGTGGGGTAGGATGACTGTCAGTTTCGGAACGATTATGCGGTTCTGCTTGGGACCAAGCTTCGGCAGCGGCCAGTCTTGATCGCCAATGGTGATCGTAGTCGTGCCCGCGTCAGCAGGCTTCGAATGCGCAACGCTCATCTTCTTCTCCTTCAGTTTATTTTTATATCGCCTTCAGGGAACATGTTCAGCAGCCGGTCAACGGTGCTGGCGTCCATCGGTTCGATGTCGTCCTGAACTTCTGCGTCAGGTTTATATTTCAGATAGCCAGCAGCCACGACTGGCAGCGGCGGGTACTTCTTCCATGCTGCGTACTGGGCGTTCATGCGCGCGACCGTCAGCGCGTCTTCCCAGTAGTCAGGCGTGGTGCCCGGCAGGAAGTTGCAGAACTCTGCGATCACCGCGTCCCAGTCCGGCCACTCAGGTTTGACCGATAGCGGGCCGGGTTTCTTCTTGTCGTCACGCAGGCCGGTCTGGCGCATGATGACCGGAACCGCTTCGCGCAGTTCGGTGGTGGAGACTGGCCAGTCTTCGAAGTCATCCTTGTCGATGTCAGGATGTCCGCGCGTCAGCGCCATGAACACGATGTCCACCAGCGCGTCGTAGCTGTTGGCTTGCAGGCGGTCCATGGCAGGAAGGATGAAGCGAAGCTGGCGCGGCGCAAACGGTGGAATGGGCCACGCCAGCCCGGCAACTACGATTGATGGGTATTCAATCAGAAGCTTCCGGTTCGGCTTCAGCCGGTCCTGCATCAACGGGTGAAGCGGGTTCGACTTCGGCATATCCGTGTGCCTTCGCTGTTTCGACGTGATGGTCAGATACGAGGACTTCGCCGTTCTCATCCGGTGCGTAGACCGAATTTTGAACGGCGAAGCCTTGCTTGCCCCGCATGCGTTTCATTCAACTTACTCCGATGTCACGATGCTGCCCCAGTTGTTCGAACCGTCCGCGAACGCTTGGAACTCAAAGTCGTTGATGGTGTAGTCCGTGTTCTTCATCGGCATGTTCATCTTGGTCGCGCGACATGCGTTAAACTTCATGAACAACGTCTTGGTCGTTCCCTGAACGGTGTAGTTCTGTTCAAGGATCAACTGGAACTGCGGACCTGTACCCATCAGCGCCGATGTGCCAGCGACGTTCAGCAGCGTCGAGACGGTGTAGCTGTAGGTGTAGAGCAACGGTATGGTGTTGTCGGCGGCGTTGTGGGTGTAGACGCCGGAACCAGCCGCAGGCGCGACATAGATGCCAGCGCCAGAGGCCGACGCAGCAGGCTGAAGCTGAAGCCCGGTGCTGACGTAATAGACACCAAGGTCTTCAACGAACGTCGCGGTGTTGGCCATCGTCGCCGTGCCCGCCGCAGGTGTGTGCGCTTCGGCCACTGAGATTGTCGAACCTGCGTTGACAGTCTCCGTCATGCCCAGCAGCAGCGCATTGAACCCGTCAGCCTGAATGCGGGCGTACTTCGCTTTGCCGGTGATCTTGAGTTCGGCAGGTGCGATGTCCACCGGCATCTTGTACTGGCCGATCAGTTCCTTGATCGACTGGCTGAAGTCGATTTCAATATCCTGCAAGACGCCAAGGACGACAGGACGATTGTACAGAACGTCTGTGCGCTTGGCGATTGCGTTGCCTGAACCGAAATTGAGTTGCATTGAATTATCTCCGTTTAGTTGATCGCCAGCTTATTCAGACAGCGCGAGTGTGCCCCAGTTCAGCGACGCGTCCATGAACGCCTGAAATTCGAAGTCCACGATGGTGTAGTCCGTGTTCTTGAAAGGCGTGTTCATCTTGGTGGCGCGGCAAGCGTTCAGCTTGACGTACATCGTCTTCACGACGCCTTGAACGGTGTAGGTGTTCGACGCCAGCAGTTCGAACTGCGGTCCCGAACCCATCAGCGCATTGGCGCCAGCCATGCTGATCAGCGTGGTGACGGTGCGCGTGTAGTTGAAGTACAACGCAGCAGTGTTGTCGCCCGCGCTGACGGTGTACGTTCCGACGCCGACTGCGCCCGGAATATACTGACCAAGACCCGGCGCAGCAGAGATAGGCTGAAGCTGAATGCCGGTGTTCTGGTAGAACACACCCTGATCTTCAATGAACGTCGCGCCGAATGCGACAGTATATGTCGTCGCCGCCATCGTGTGCGCTTCGTTGACGATCAGATCGGTGCCCGATGCAGCGGTCAGCGTGTTTCCGAACATCAGTGCGTTGAACATGTCGATCTGCATGCGGGCGAACTTCGCCTTGCCTGTGATCTTCAAGGCAGCAGGTGCCACATCGACCGGCAGCTTGTACTGGCCGATCAGTTCTTTCACCGACTGGCTGAAGTCGATTTCCAAATCCTGCAAGACACCCAGCAGGACCGGCTTGTTGTTGGCCACGTCCGTGCGCTTTGCGACAGCAGTGCCGACACCGAAGTTAAGTTGCATTTCAAACTCCTTTTAGACTGGACGTGTGATTTCAAGCGGGATGTAGGCAAGGCTTTGGGCGTTATCGCCACCCACGCCTTCAACTATGTTTATCTCTGTGACCTTCACGTTGTATGCGATCTGGTTTCCAGTCGCGTCAAACAGCGGCTTCTGGACCGGCCCCTGCATCGCGAAGTTCACAGGTTCCAGCAATGCCGTCGCGATACCGACAAGGTTGTTGATGTTGGTGGACGGGATGCCCTGCTGCGTGTCTTCCGTGCGGCTGTAGATGATCCATTCCGCCATGTACCTGACGATGGGCATCGACTTGCTGCTGTAGTCGAATTGGATCGTGCGTTGCGGCACCTGCACCTGAAAGATCGCAGGCTGCTGATCAGGACGCAGTTCCGTCCATATCTGCCAGCGGCGCGATGTGTAGGCGAAGGCGGGGTTGCCTGCCACCAACGCCCACAAGGCGGCGAACACTGTTTCAGGGTTGCTGTAAAAACTCATTCTGGTTTCACCGCTTCTGCGAGTGCTGCGCGGATGTCGGCTTCGCGTTCGCGCAGTGCGGATCGCATGAAGGACCGTTCCGGCATGACAATGTCGTGTGGCCGTGTGCGCGGGAATTCGCCAGAGTGAACGCGCGACGCCATGTCGTTGCTGACGAAGCGCATCATGCCGCTGGCGTCGATCCAGTACGCGGTGCCACCGGGATGGTGGATGGTGCCGCCGAACTCATGGATCGCGCCGTAGCGGACGGAACTGTCCGAATAGACGTAACCTGCGATCACTCCATAGCCTTCAAGGATACTGGATCGTTGAATGCTGCGGCGAAGTTTGCCGGTGCGAACGTTCAGCACCTGACCATCCAGCTTTTGCTGGATCAACGTATACAGCGCCTGTTGCTGCTGGATGACCGCGTTGCGAACCTTGGTGTAAAGGTCTTTGCCGCGCTTCGTCATCGTGTCCAGTGCGGTCTGGTAGTCCACGATCACGGTGATTTCCGTGTCGCTCATACCATGATCACGCGCTGGTACTGTTGCAGTATCATCTTCACGAAGTCAGGCACCGCCTTGACCGAATAGGATGTCGTCATCTGCCCGCCGACCGTTTGCGAGTTGACGCCGACACGCGTCATGTAGGCGTAGCGGTCAGCGATCCATTCGATCAGCGCCTGCTGAAGATCGACCGGCACGAAGTCGTAGCTGATCTTCACGCCCAGACCGACATCGGCAGCAGAGAAGATGTACTGGCCACCAGCCGGTCCAAGCGCGTACTGGCCGCTGGCCGGTGTCTCACTGTTCACCAATGTCAGCGCAACGCCAGTCGCAGCGAAGGTAACACCTTCATCGTAGACCCATGTCGGCTGCGTCGTGACCGTGACCACACCGTTCGCTGCGGGGATGGTCTGAAGTTCGTTCAGCACCGTGTAGCCGGTGACGTAGCTGATCTGCGTGCGCATCTCGCCTTGCGGGAAGCACGACCCGTAGAGCGTCACGCCTTGCGGATTGCCCGGCACAGTGCCGTCCCAGCTTTCAAGATAGTAGCCGTCAGACCAACCCGATCCGCTGCCGGGTACGCTGCTGCCGGGCGACACAGGCTGGTTGTCCACGTAGACCGATGTGACAGACAGCACCGGCCATTCGCGCAGTATCATCTTGTGCGAACCGTAACCGTTGCGCGTTTCGGTGACGGTTGATTTATAAAACGGAACGCGGTTCACGTAGGTCACGCAAAGCTGCGAGAACCGCGTGATCATGCTTTTCAGGAGGGCGTCATTGGCGCCTGCGCCAGCGCCAGCGGGGGTCTTGTAGACCCACGCCTTCACGTCATCCAGAAGAACAAGATCACCCTTCATTCATCACCTGTATAGAAAAGGATGCGCGCCAGCAGAGATGCTGGCGCGCAAACTTTACTCACTTAACCGTTGCCGATGTTGGTGATGATGCCCATCGAAGGCGGGAAATAATGCTGAAGAACTTCGTCAGCATAAATGCCGTACTCGTATTTGCGCGAGCGCAGCGGCCATTCGATCTGGTAGTAGTCCTGACGCGTGCGAACCTGAAACACGTTCGACACATTCGACAGGGGGTAAGGCAACATCGAAGTCGTCGCCAGCAAAGTTCCAGCCGGAAGGTTCGGATGGATTTTGATGTCGATGGTCTTCGCACCCGTCAGCGAGTAGCGGTTGAAGTAGTTGCGGATCATCATTCCGCCAGCCACTGCATCCTGCACGCTGTTGAACACGAAACGCTGGGCAGCGGACGAAGAACCGGACAGCACCTTGTTGGTGATGTTGCGCGCTTCCTGAGAGTTGACCCAGAACGTGTCAGGCGACAGACGGTAGTTGTCCCACATGCTTTTCAGCATGACTTCGATTTCCGTCACACCACCGAAGGTGTCTGCCGTCAGAGGCGTGCCAGCGCCGTTCGTACCTGTCGCCTGCGTGGCGATATAGGCATTGGAACCGGACTTGAACGCCTGATAAAGCAGACCATCGAACGCAAGCGCGTTGGTGGACTGATCCGAAGACGGAAGCGAAGACGCAAGCTGCGAACCCGCACCAGTCGTGGTCGTGATGACAACGCTGTTGATGGTCGTGATCGCACCAAGGGCTTCGTTACCCGCCGTTCCCCAGAACCATGCGTAGCCAACTGCGCCGGACTTGACCGGAACGTTGCAGGTGACGGACTGCGTGGAACCACCGCCGTTCACCACAAGGGTGCCGTTGGTGGACTTCTGGGCCGAACCGCCGCCGAACGTGTCGGACGAACTGTCAGCATTCGTGCGGTTGATCGACGCCTGAATGCCACCAGTCACCGAACCGTTCAGGAAACCGTCCAGAGAGAGCGCGACGCAGATGACCGAGATGGTCATATTGCTGATCGCGCCACCAGTGGTGGCCTGCGTGAAGCCGGTCGGTGTGCCGGTCGTGCCGAGTGCAACGCTGGTGTTGCCGCCAAGAAGCATGGCTTCTTCGCCAAGCATCAGGGCTTCAAGACCCGTCTTCGCAGCCAGTGCGCGGATGTCGTCAAAACCCTGACCCGCATACTGTGCTTCGAAATCGACGTTGCTTTCAATTCCGATGCCCTTGTAGGCAGCGGTGTAGTCGGTCGTGCCGATGGCCATCACGCCGCCACGATTGCCGCCAGACACACCGACACGCATGCCGGACGTGTTGATGGCGGTGATCGCACGCCACGCCGCCTGAATGCCACCCTTGCCGCTGACACGCGGCGTGATGTTACGCAAAGGCGTCAGAACCGGGTAGAGAAGTTTCGCACCCAGTTCCAGATCGTAGAAAGTCAGGCCGGACACTGCCGATCCTGACTGCGCAAACGTGGACTTGGCCAATCCATCAAGACGCGGGTCGCCCATGGGCGAACCCTGTGCCTTGCGGATCAGTTCCAGCGTCTGCTGAAGTTCCGCTTGGTTCATTGTCGTTGTTCCTGTTGTGAGGGTTGGATGTGTTGCAGTGCTTGCGCGTCCCCGCGCATATTTGCCGTCCCCGGCGAATTACGTTCCTTGCGGCCCGAACTTCTGGCCGTTCTGTTGCGACAGCTTGATCAAGAGCATCGAGATTTGATCCGACGTCATCTTGGCAAGCCGTGCTTCGAATGTCGGGTCCGCTGCGGGCAGGCCGCTATCGACGGACTTGTCCAAGGTAGTCAGGTTGTTGCGGATCGCGCCGCCCGGCATCGGCTGGGCTTCGACTTTCTTCACGCGTTCCAGAACATCCTTCAGCGTGTTGCCGAGTTCGCCAAGCGACTTCTGCAAGCCATCGCGTTCCGCTGCCATCTTCTTGAGTTCACCAGTGGCGGCAGACTTTTCGGCATGCTCGCAAGTCGCGCCGAGTTCGACCGCGTTGTCGTGCATCGACTGGACGCGTGTGTCGGAACTCTGCGTTGCCTTCTCTAGAGCGACACCGACCTTCGATGCGCCGAACAATTTGACCAACGCATCGCGCTTCTTTCCCGGCGCTGCGTAGAGCGCAAGGATGCCGTCATCGATGTCACCGCCGTCTTGGATGATTTCCTGCGTTTCTTCGACCACAAGAGCCTGAAGCAGTTTCGCGCCATCCATCACCCATGCCTTGAACTGCGCAACGACCGGCGCAGCGTCCATGTCCTGTTCCCAGAACTGTTCGTCCGCGAACGCGTCGCAAATGCTGTTGATCTGGCTAAGAAGGTCGGACGCGCACGACACGATCCACAGACCCTTCTTCAGACCAAGCGGTGTCGCAGCCTTGGTCGTTTCTGCCGTGCTGCGTGTCGCCAGTTCCTTGTCCTTGTCGGCATCGACAGCCGTGTCGCCGCCAGTGACGACCTTCGGCCCTGCATCGGTGCCAGCAGCAGGCACGTCGGCGTTGTTGCCAGCGTTGCCGTCAACAGCCGCGATCTTGGTGGCGGTGTCCGGGTCTTCACCGTCCGCAGCGCCAGTGCCTGCGCCCGGCGCGGCCTGCGCCATGTCATCATCCTTGACGACATCGGTCTTGCCCAGCGCAGCGTTGATTTCCGCGATCACTTCCGTGACAGGCGCGACGGCCTTGGCGATGGCTTCATCGGTCGCCAGCTTTTCGTTGTGCGCCAGCGCGTCGGCTTTCTTCTTGAAGGTCGTGCCGTCTTTCGACTTCCACACCTGCTCAACGCCGAAGTCGTCAGCGACAGTCTTAGTGACCATCGCGACATCAATGGTGTTATCAGTCTCACCGACCACGACAGGCACTTCTGTCACCGGCGCGGTTTTCTTCAGTGGATCGGCGGCGCGGTCAAATTCTGCGCGGGCTTCTTCGACGTGCGATGCCCACTTGGTTTCATCGCCAGCCGCCTTCGCCATTTCGCGTGCGCGTGCTGCGACCTGATCGTTGGTCGGCTGTGTCACTGTCGTCTCCTTGTGTTGGATGAACTTCTTCAGTTCGATGCTGCCGTCGGCCTTGACGACACTGAACGTCGCGTCGGGGATGCAGGGGTTGTCCACCAGACTGACTTCCGCGACACGCGGTGTGTACTTGGTGACATCGCCATCGACCCAGCGTTTCAGATAGGAACCGCCCATGCTGAAGCCGGTGTAGCAACCTTCAAGCACGTTGTTCCATTCGACATCGTCCACGACCTTGCCGCACATTTCGATGCGCTTGTTGTCGTCATCGAAAGCGATGTCGGTGAACTTCCCGGCGACCTTATTGCCGTGCATCACGCGCATGTTGCCGACAGACTTGCCTTCCGTGACCTTGGCGATGTCAGCCGACCACTTCGCGAACTCTGGCTTGGCGGTCTTGTAGTCCATGCTTTCGCCGGACTTGTCCGGTGTCTCACTGGCGACCGCGCCGTAGACCAAACGCTTGGCGACATCGATCTTGGTGATCGGAACAAAGATATTCAATTCCATTTTCAAAACTCCTTAGCTGACCGCACGGCAAGGTACGTGCGAATACAATTCCAGTTTCGATCCGTCTGACATCGTCGCCACGCAGGCCACGATGTACTTCACGCCGGGCAGGCCGTTGGCGAATGTCTGCGTCGATTGTGTGCCGCTGTTGGTTGGCGCACCTGTCAGGCGCGTCGCCGCGCTGGCATCTGCACCTGTCGAAGCAACGCACGTCCACACAGCCGACACGATGGTGACGCCAACAGACTTCACGTCCTTGACGAAATCGAACGTCAGCGGAACGCTTTCAGGTGCGTTGACTTCACTGAAATCCGTCCCGGCATACATTCAGTTGATCCTTTGCAGGCCAAGCTTGCGCTTGATCGCGTTGAAGATTGAAAGCTGGCGCACCGTGATGTTCTGAAGGAAGAACTTGCGCCCGGCTGGATTGGTCAGGGTCAACGTGCGCCCCGGTATGTTCTGAAGCGTCGTGATGCGGACGTTCGAATTGGTCAGCAGCCACTTCAGATCAGGGTTGCCGCCAATAGCGCCGCCGACATGCGCGATGAACATCGCCAGATCGGAAGCTTCACGAACGTTGTGTGCCAGCGGCAGTAGTTCGCTGGCGATCAGCGATATGACGTTCAGCAGGTGCGCGACCGGCAGCGGACTGTCCGATACCAAGTTCGCGCGGTGCATCATCGCGGCGGGCTTGTCACTCTGTTCCGCCACGCGGTGTGCGAGGGGTATGAACGTGTCGGCCTGCGGTGAGATGGCCAGCGATGCGTGAGAGAACACCACTAGTTCAGAGAAGCTTTCGAACACCAGATGTTCAACACCAATGACGCGGTCGCCATCTTCAAACACCAGATGTTCCGCGCTGACAGTTTCGTTGGCTACTTCAGCAACCAGATGTTCGGCGTTGAACGGACGATCCACTTGTTCAGCTACACGATGCGCCAGCGGCATAAATCCATCGGTCGTTTCCGCGAAGCCGGAACCAAGGTGCATCATGTTGACCAGCGTGTCGCCACGCTCAAAGACAAGATGCTCCGTGATGAACGGACGATCTGCCAGCGCAAGCTGCAAGTGTTCCGCATAGAACGCTTCAGTGGCTACTTCACCGACAAGATGTTCGACGTAGAACTGGCGGTCTGCTGCCAGCGTTCCACGGTGCATCATCTGGTCGGTCTGATTGCCCTGTTCAGCGATCAGGTGTTCCGCAAGCACAATGACGTTGGACTGTTCCGCTTGCAGATGTTCGGCGTACAAGAGGCCATTTGCGACCCTGCCACTGTTGTGGCCCATCATCGCATTTTCATTCGCCACTTCAGCAGACAGATGTTCTGAGAGGAACGGGAAGCCTGCTGTCAGGGCGAAGCCGGATGACGCGAAAGAGAAGAAAGGAACATCACTTCCGCGCTGAAAGATCGACCACGGATCGCGCGCCCATTTTTCAAGCTGACCGGGATCTAGATATTCGTATGAAAAAAGCGAAAATCCAAAAAACGCTGCTTTTGCATTCGTCGGATGACCGATCAGAGGCCACGTCGAAGTGAAAGTCGCGGCGGCGGGCGCGGTCGTTCCAATGTCAAGCTGATAGCCAGCCGCATCAAGGCGCTTGACGAGCAACGCCGTATCCGCACCGCCACCCGTTGTGCGGCACGATCCGGCGATGAAATAAACGCCACCCGACGCAATCGCCAACGTTGAAGTGAGAAACGCAGTTCCAGCCGAGGCGAGATTGACAAAATTCGTTAGCGTGCAATTAAGCTCAAGCCCCGTTGCTGTAGTCGTATTCGTGCTTATTAGTGTGCCAGCCGAACCCGTGCCGTTCGGTATCCAGAGGCACGCGAATGTGAAATTCGCCGGAACGGTTGTCGGACGATTTGAGACTTCAAGGCAAGCCGTAGCGCTGGCGACATTCGCCGTCAGACCGATAGACCGCTTCATCGCCGCGTTGACGGTGCCGACCGATACACCTTTTTGCTTCGTGATTAAATCGCGACATTTGATCGTAGTTCCGCCAGAGTTCGGAACCATCAACCCCATGCAGTTTTTCGCCGCCGGATGCGAACGATTGATTGTGAAACCGCGAGGATTACCGCGTCGAATAAGGGGCATTGTCTACCCCTTAGACGTTGCTCAATTGAATGCCGGTATATTCTGCCGCGAAGGTTGTATTCGGCAGCGCGACGCCAGTCTGATTTTCAAAAATCAGTCCCCACTTTTTTGGTAGGACTAGACCGCCGAACAGATCGCGGATTGACGGGATGACGATTGTGGTCGTGACGCTCGCCGTGTTCGTCGGATGCGTGAACGGCCCAAAGAAAACTGACGGAGAGCCAAGCGCCGTCAACGTCGCATCGGTGCCGACATAGTTGTCGGTGCCGGACGGATTGCCGAGCCAGTTCGTCCCGTCCTCTGAGAGCGAGCCCCAGATGTTAATATATTTTGGTGCGGCAACAACGCCGACCGCCACTTGGATCATCACGGCCGCGTCGACATAGAGGAACGACGTGTTGTCTATGGCGGCGCATCCACGAGCACCACCGCTAGCCAACGCGCCGGGCGTCCAAGTGATCGCCGTACCAGCGCCTGATGCGGAATAGAGCGCCTTGACTGTGGTCACTTCAGTTGCGTCCCTGTCGCCTCAAAGCACGCATCAAGATCTCCGGGTCCAATCGTCTGCGACGTGTAACCGTTGGCTTCGACCCACGACACAGTGACATCGCCCAGCGATTGCAGCGTTGACCACTGGTCAGAAGTAATAAGCTTGGAAGCGATCAGCGCCTGACCCATCGTGGCAACGACAGGCAGCGTGAAGTCCAGAACGGTCTGGCGCATGTCCATCACCAGATCGACAGCGGCATATGCGGCCATGTTCGGTGGCGACTGTTCGGATGCGATCTTGATCGCGTACCAAGCTTGGCATTCGCGCAGGTAGTTCACTGCTGCGCCGATGTCCACTGGGCGATTGACTGTCGCGACCATCGCATTGAGTTGTGCAAGCTTGTCGTCTGTCGTGGCACCAGTGAGACTTGGCCACACCGCGATCAGCTTGTCGTAGTAAGTCGTCATCAGGTGCTGTTCCCGGTGATGCGCAGAGTGGCGCTGGTCTTGGCCGGTGCGGTGCCTGCTGGCAGCACGTACTGCGCCCACACACCTTGTGCGCCTGCGCTGTTGGGCGCTGCGCCACTCGGCAGGTTCTGCGGCGACGGAACGTTGATGCCCTGCGGTGCTGCGCCGGATGAGTAAGCAGTGACCGATGGCGGCGTGCTGTTCAAACGATTGGCAACGGTCTGCGTGTCGTTCAGCGCGTTGCACAGCGCGAAGTTCAGCGTGCCGCCAGTTGGGTCGGTCTGCTTGGTGATCACAGCCTGCGTCAGCGCGGTGGCAGTGTCGTTGTTCACTGCGAACACTTTTTCGTAGTAGGTGCGCGACGATCCACCGGGCACGTCAGCCGCGATGTTGTAGAACGCACGACGCACCTGCGCGATCTTGTTAGGTGACAGATCGAACAGCATGCCTTGGAACACGCTGTAGGTGGTGGCCGATGTCGGCACCGTTCCCCAGTCGCGGTTGACATACGCGAAGTCGCCGCTGATGCGCACGATGCGGCGCAACTGGAACTGAACGCCCGCAGGCGAGTTGTTCAGGATGCGAACGATCTGGCCGACCGCGACCGACGCACCGTCGCCAGACTGAAGCTGGATGTAGGGTTCAACAGGCGCAACCGTATTGCTGCCACCTTGCGCGGTGTGCGTTGAAATAGTCGCGGTATGCGCGATGATGGCGATGTCGCCAACCTGCGCGGTTCCGGTCTGCACGCCTTTCATCAAGCGTTCAAACGACTGCGATCCTGTGACGGGTGTGGTGCCTGTCAGCGTCTTGGCTTCAGCCTGCGACACGCCAGTGCCGTCAAGGCCGGTGCATGTGATGATGGTCGCAGTGTCCGACGCGCTGGACGAAACATAATCGACTGTGCCGGACGGCGTGATGTCGTTGAAGAACACCAGCTTGGTGAAGTCCACTGCGCCGCCTGTCAGCGACACATCGTCTTCCGGCATGTTGGCGCTGCCATATACATACAACTCGTTCTGAGCAACGGTCATTGCTTATTCCTCTGTCGTGTAGCCGAGCGCGCAGCGGCAGTTCGGATGCGCAGGTGGCGCGTCATCGCCTGATGGGAAGTCATCGTCCAGATCGATTGGACCTTCGTCTTCGTTGTCCTGACAGTCATCGCAGGCTTCATCCGTCACGACCCACGTCTTCTGGATCGTCAGATCGGTCGTGGCCGCGAGTTCGCGCAGACCTTCCAGTGCGCCTTGGCTTTCCGCGCCAGCGATTTCAGTTTCCGCGATCAGGCTTGCACGCTTGTCGCTGAACGCGTCCATCGCGTGGATGCTGTCTGCGATCTGGCCGACATCAAGACCGCTTTCGATGCCGGTCGTGATCACGCGGTTCAGTTCGTTGCGCGTCGCCTCATCGATCTGCGTGACAAGATCGGCAGCGTGGCTGTTCGCCCAAGCGACAGCCCTGTCGTTCACAGCCCCAAAAAGCTGCGGAGCATCCGTAGAGTTCGCGAACCCAAGCCCGATGATGGCGTGCGTTCCGCCTTCGTAGGCGGCGGCGGCAAAGTCGGCTGCGCTGTTAGTTCCTGCACTGCCAACTGTGCCAAGTGGGACATCGTTTGCGATGGTGTTTTTGCGCGTGGCTTTTTCCGCTTTGTAGTGGGCGCGGAAGTACGCGATGACTTCGTTGGCTTGTTCCTTGAACGCGCGGGCATATCGAGCCTCGATAGCTGTCTTGGCAGAATTGCCCTTCGGCCCAGACGTGGGCGCTATGTGTACATCAACTTTTTTTTTATGCCGATGCCGTTCTTGGCCAGCAGCTTGCGAACAGCTTCTGCGTCTGTCGCGTGAATGTGGAACTTCACCGTGCCGGTCGGCGCTTTCGAGCCATCGCCAGTGCCGGTGTCGTTCGCCGTTTCGTTGTCGTTGCCGACTATGGGGTTGCCCTTCGCATCCGTCTTCGGGTCTTTGCCGTCACCCTGCATGGGCGGGCCACCGTTGTGACCCAGCAGTGGCGGGGGCGGTTCAGGTTGTTCTAGCGGCACGTAGCCGGTGGTCGTCCACACCAGCGGCGTGTCGGCCAGCGGATCGCTGAACGGCTGAAGACCCTTGGCTGCGCGGCCTTCGTTGATCGTCAGCAGCGCACCCTTCACATCGTTCAGCGTGATCGTCGCCTGCGTGGCAGCGTCGGCGTCTTCGTCTTCCTGCCAACTAAATTCGACATCGTTGTTCTTGAAGACGACGCGGATGACGTAGTCGCACAGTTCCTTGATCCACAACTGGATCGGCATCAAGCCTTCTTCGAGAGAAGCATCCTTGAGACTTTGCGCAGTCGCGCGATTAAGATTAGACACAAAGGGAGCAGGGCTGATGCTGAAACAATAGCAAGCGACCCTAGCCAGCCATTCATCGAACACATTTTTCAGTTCCGCTTCTTTGGTGGGAATGTAGGTCTTGGCAATTCCACCGGGCACGAACTTGGCATGACGGCGCGATGCCGTGTTGCCTTCAAGCATGTTGTCCCAGTAACGCTGGAACGCATTGATCTGGTCAGGCGTCCACGTGTCGGGCACGCCGATCAAAGCTTCGGGGATGTTGCCTTCGGTGTAGTATTGCGTCTGCCATGTCTGGCGGCGCAACGCGATGTTCACCGTGGTCAGCAACTGTTCGGTCGGCCCGAAACCGTAAATCTTTCCAGTGCGGCTGTTGCGCGGACGGTAGATGACATCGTCAGTCGTGTAATCGACCGCAGGCATACCCTTCAGCACTTGCTGGTAGGCAGGATATGGAGGCAACGGCGTCCGACCCCACGGATCGATCACGCGCTTGATCGTTGCGCCGTCGATTGGTTCCAGTGCGAAGACACCACCACCCCGCGTGCGACGGATATAGAGCGTTGGTGCGTCCAAGACAAAAAGGTCTTCCAGCAGTTCGCGCAGCCACTGCGTCCATCCCATGTTCGTGTCGGGTTGCTGGAAGAATGCTTCCAGTTCCGACGCCTTGTCCATGACCGCTGTCGGCGCTTCCTGATCGCCCTTTTTGTACAACGCCTTCTTGGGAACGATCTGCCATGGCATGCGGCAGAGTTGGTCCTTGCGCGTTTCAATCAGTAGACGGAGCAAATCCCACGCATCGGCCAACTGGCGCAGCACCGGGAAGCTGATCGCTTCGTAGGCGCGCGGCGACTGACTGAGATTGTAGCCAACCGGATAGTCCAGAATGCGCCCCGCCACATCGGCAGGCGCAAGCGGCATCATCGGGTCAAGCGGCCCGAAGAAGCTTTGCGCTGTGCCGGTGCTGTCGAAGCGTGCGCTTACACGCAGGACATCATGCCCGCCTGCAAGCGGGCGCACGTTCGAACCGGGCGGGGGATTATCGCGTTCGCCTGACATCAATTACCAGAAGCAAGGTGAAAGAAAAGCGGCAGGCTGTGAACCGCACAATGGCCAAGTCGAATGGCCAACCTGCCTGATTACTAGTTCATCGCGTTCATTTCGAGGAATTGCAGCACGACATCGTTGGCCGCAACACCGTTGCCGGTGACAACAATAGTCATCGTGGCCGCTTCCGACTGCGTCAGCGCAATCGTCGATGCCATACCGCCATGCGTCGCGCCAGCGATCCAGTTGCCTTGGAAGTATTGCGTGTTCGAACCGGCAGCGCCGTACTTGAACAGGTTGCCGAACAACTGCCAGCCGCCGTTGTTCGTGGTCTGCGAGCCTGAACTAAGCAGCAACGCGCCGGAACCTGCCGCCGTAACTGTTCCTGCATTCGTCAGCACGCCGCCGACAACTGCCTGACCGGACATGGTCGGGTTGATCCACAGCTTCCAGAACTTCGCGTTGCCGGTCGCGCCAGTCATGCCCTGTGCGGTGATCGCAAGACCACGGCCAGCAATGTCGAACGCAGACGCGTCCAGCACGATGCCGCCAAGGATGTTGTCCACCGAACCAGTGCCGCTGCCGCCGAAGCCGGTAGCGCCAGCGTTGACCGAACGGAAGATGTTTCCTTCTTCCTTCAGGATGCTGAAAGTCGCGGCGGGATACGTCAGACCGCCGAACAGCACAGTGTCGTTGGCCGGTTCTGCATAGTAGTACCAGCCAGCAGCCAGCAGATCGGGCACTTCGTAATTCTGCACCGTGATCGCGCCATTCGCATCAGGCACATACTTGTTGCCGAAACGCGACTGGTAGATCGCAGGTGCGGTGGGGTTGAACAGAACGATCATTGTGTGGTCTCCATGATTGGTTTGAAACCGTTGCGCTTGAAAGCGTCCACGTCATCTGCTTCCGCGTTTATGCAGCCTTCGCTGTCTGTGTTGTACATCGCACCGTATCGGCCAAAGACCGTGCCGATGCCGGGCGGCGCTTTCATGCGCACGTAGACTGGACCTTCCTTGACCGCATCGACTATCGCATCGTTCTGCATGCGCATGTAGTCGAGTATCGCAAGGCTGTTGTCGGGCGGCACCAGCAGTTCGGTAATCGCCCACACCAGCGCGTCTGCGCGGTCAGGCGAGTGATCGCCGGAATATCCTGACGTGCTAAAACCGCAAAGCTGTTCTTCAAGTTCAGGGAAATCGTCGCAATGCACGACGCGGCCCTTCTCATACAACGCAGCGACTGGTTCGGCGCGCACATGCTTGCCACGGCTGGCCGTGATCATCTTGATCGGCGCACTGCTGCTGGCGCTGCGCAGAACCGCTTCGACCATCGCGCCGCCGAAGTTCTGTTCGGCAATGATGCGGCTGGCTTTCCACTTGACGTAGAGTTCGTTCGCTTTCTTGGCCCATTCCAATGGACCCATGCGGCCTGACGCATCTTCCAGAACGTAGGCGACACCGGCAGCATCCTTGCCAGCCACGACCAAGCCAATCTCATCTGACGACTTGTCTTCGCTGGACGATGCGCCTGACGGATCGACCGCAACGACAATTTCCACAAGCTGTTCGATGTCCACCATCACGCGGTGACATGCGTCGATGGTTTCAAGCGTCCACAGCGCGCCTTCGACCACATCGGTGAACTCACCGCGCAGGAAGCGCGCCTGATCGCGATCAGGCAACGAACGCAACAGCCGCATGTATTCCGGTGCGATGTGCGCTTCATTATCGCCGGGGTTCATCTGCATCATCGCGTAGTCATGCGGGTCAGCAAGCGGGCGGCGTGTGTTCGGTTCTTTCAGTTCCACGAATATGCGATGGGTCCAGTGACCCTTCGGCGGTGGGTTGCAGTCGTAGTAGGCACGCAGCTTCAACCCGGACTTCTGCGCAAGACGTGTGATGACCTTGTTGCGCGACGGGTAGCTGATCTGACTGACTTCGTTCAGCCAGATCGTGCTGTGTTCCTGTCCAAGGATTTTTTCCGTGCGTTCTTTTTCATCCAGACCGCCGAACAGAACCTTACCGCTGTCAGGTTCGCCGTTGAACGTGACAGACCAATCGTCCTGCTTCAGCCGGTAGGTGACATCGGGAAACGATCCACGCATCACCGCTGGCAGCGTCTGTTCGATGATACTTTCGCGCAGATGGTTGAAACGATAGCGCAGAACGGTGTGCGTCGAATGCTTGGCGCGCAGTGCGCGGACGATAACCGCGCGCATGAACAGATACGACTTGCCCGACCGCGATCCGCCATACAGCAACTGGTGCGTGGCATTGCCGCGAAGGATCGTGCTGTTCGCCTGCAACTGGCGCGGTGTCAGTTCCTTGCCTTGCAGTCCGACATATTTGTCTACGACTTCGGCGTCAGGCGATGACACCGGCATCACCAAGTTGTTCGCGCATGATTTCCTTGCGCGTCAGGTACATCGGCATGCGCGGTTCGCCCGGCATCTTGCGACGTGCTTCCTTGGTCGCCGCAAGCCAGCGCGCGGACCACACAGCAACGTTCAGCTTGTGGTTCAGAATGATCACGGCATCGCTGACAACTGCGTGCGATGCGCCCCACTTCTGGATCGACTTCAGGATTTTCAAACTCATCTCATCTTCCTTTCAGCACGGCGTCTGTTGCGCCTTCGTGCTAGTACATCGGGTCTTTGCCGCCGCTGGTGATCCAACAGTGCAGGCCGATGATCGACAGAACGATGAGAACCGACACTGCACCTGCAACGATCAACGCATCGACCAGCAGGTGAAGCAGCATGTTCACAACTCCATATCGTCCGGCGACACCAGAAGGATCATGCGCACGTTCGCGTTCGGCATCGTCGGCAGAAGCGGTGCAGGCTTGGGGTGAATGTAAACTGAAAGGCGCGTCGCAACTTCGACCGTGGCAGAAGACGCTTCAAGGAACATGCGGTACTGCATCTTCATTTCATCGATGTCATCAGGCGACACAGTCTTGGATGTCACGATCTTCTTCGCGATGGCGTCGAACTTGTCGTGGAACGCATCCGACATCTTGTCGAGGCGCAGCATGTGCTTGTGCAAAGTCTTGACTGGCGTGTCGGGGCCGTAGGCGATCTTCAGCACATCAGCGTTCGGGCGATCTGCTGCGCCCTTCTTGCGTCCCTGCCTGCCGTGTTTGCCACGACCGTCCGGCTTCTTCAACGGCGGCAGCACTGTGACTTCTTGGCCAACTTGGGACATTTATTTTCTAAAGAGTTCCCTTTGGAAATCAGGAAGCTACCGCACCGCGCGATTGTTCGCACGGAGTGCCGGGGGTCGATGGGACCGCACGTGCGATCAGCACCGCCTGATGGCTTAACACGGCTGCGAGAACTTCCTGATTGAACAGCTTCACATCGACATACAGGACGTTCCGGCGAAGCACCTTTACCGTAAATTTATGTCCAGCGAAAGGGCCTGACGTGACCGCAATCGCATCACCTAGTGCAAATTGGACTGGCTTGGGGTCTTCGGGGGGTCGCATAGCTGCGAGGGAACTTTTCAGATCGCGGACGAAATCATCAGGCAGCGCAGACGGTTCCTCGCGATAGTTCGGCAGCAGGTGATGCACGCCGCGCGTGCCGTTGATCGGCTGCCAGCCATAAGGGTTCTGCTGCTTGTCGAACGCAACGAAAATGTACCCCGGAAAAAGCAGGATGCCACCCAGCATCACCGGCAGGAAAATTTCGAACCCTTGAGCCTTCAGATTGTCATGCGCCCAGTGTGCGCGACCGGGCTTCGTCACAGCGCAATACCACTTGATCATCGTATTTTATTTCCCCTCGTTGAACTGACCCATTTCATCCTGCGTGTTTTGCCTGCGCGCGCGCCCCTGAACCACGCGCGTCAGGGTGCAAAGGTGCAAAGGTTTTCCCAATACTCCACAGACAGAAATAAGAGACATACACATCACCAATCTATGTTGTTCTCTATTCTATGTACTAAATACCTTTGCACCCTTTGCACCTAAATAGACTTTGAAGTAGTAAAATCAGGGGTTTCTTCGGGTGCAAAGGTCGGGTGCAAAGCTTTTCGACCTTTGCACCCGACCGCAGAAACGCTGGATAGCTTTGCACCCTCACTTCACCACCTTGAAGCCCTTCATCTGGGCCTCCGACAGCATCGTTTCATACGGGGGCACATACCAGCCACGTTTGCCGTTTACGGTCGCTCGCTTTGCACCCCAATTCTTGAGCGCAGAATTGAGGTCCGTCCACGTCGCCATACGGGGTGGAAAACCATAGTGCGCCACCAGTTCTTTTGCCCGCGCATGGACCCATGTTTTCGTATTTTCTGGGAACACCAGCGCCCGGTGCCGGATGTCTTCCATGATGTAGCCGACATCGCTGTCCACGTAGTGATCCTGACAGGCTGCGGCGTGCAGTTTTTCCTCTGCTGCCGACAGCCAGAAAGGGGTCTTCTTTGCCTCTAGGTGCGCCGCCTGCGCCCATAGCTGCTGCATGTCGATCTTGTGGCCGTACAGGCACTGTTCGACCGCCAGCGGCCAGAAGCGCCGGTCGCCCGTCTGGTCAAGCAGGAAGCCTTCCGGGTTGACCGTGGCCGCATAGACGGTGCAGCGCGGTTTGGCCGTCTCCGTGCGTCCGTAGGCGTCACGGTAGGTGTCTTCGCGGGTGGTCAGGAAGTTCTTCAGGGCCGACTGGTCCGACCGCCTGAAGGACGCGTCCAGTTCCCCCAGTTCGGCTATCGGCGTCCGTGTCGCCCTGCGCACCGCGTCGCGCTCGTTGCTGGTCAGGTTGAGCGACAACCCGGTGGTCACGAACCCTTGAGGCATTAGGGAAGACACCCAGCGCGACTTGCCGATGCCCTGCCCGCCCTGAAGCGTCAGCACATAGCCGACATCCTGCGGCGGGCGCTTGTAGTTGCGGATCGCGGCCACAGCTTGGATGCACCAGTTGCGCAGCGCGACGCGCTTCCAAGGTTCGTGCTTTGGATCGCGCAGCACCAGCGTGGCACACAAGGCTTCGAAGCGATCCGTGCCGTCCCACGGCACGGACGTGATCCAGTCTTCTGCCGGGTGGTACTCGTTGGTCTTGGCGACGTTGTAGATCGCTTCGATGATGTGTGCTGCGCCTTTCATGCGCGTGCGCAGGCAGGCATGGATGATCGTATCGATGCCCGCGTTCGATTTATCTTCGATAGAGTTGTATCCGATGTCGCTGCGTGTGATCGATAGTTCCATCACGCCGGTCATCGCGTTGTAGCGCGCCTTGGCACCGATCAGTCCCATTACCGTTTCGACGCGCACCGCGCTGACGCCTTGGGAGAGTTGCGGGATGCCGCGTGCAGTCATGTCGCAATCCGGCAGCACCATGGGGCCTAGCGGAACGTTGCGGATCGAACGCGTCAAGCGTTCCAGCAGCGTCATGTCTTCAACCGGGTGCATGATCGCGTCCAGCGATGCGCCGACGCTGTCCACCAGCGTTGCAGGCAGCACGGACAGATCAACCTGTGGGTCTTGCGATGCGATCCACTCCTTCAGCGTCGCGGTCGTGCGGTCCTTGCAGTGCGCATGGAGACACTTGAACGCACCGGGTGATCCGGGGAAGTAATCTGTTCCGCCGCCTTCACTGGTGTGTTCGTCACCCCACGGGCACTGGATCGGCACCCAGCCGCGCGCGTCTGCTTCGCCTTCAACCATGCCGTTGTCGCGTAGCCAGTCGAACACCGGATCGACTTCGCCATCGGCCAGTGAAGGCGCTGCCTGCGATGCAGCAGGCTTGTGTTCGACAAGATCGAAGCCAAGACCGTGACGCAGTTCGTCCAGCGTGTAGGCGACATCGTTCCATTCGATCAACTGGGCAGGGAACGGCGGATCGTACTTGGTGTTGAGCGAACCCGGCACGCGCATCACCTGTCCTGCACCATTTGGGCGACCGCTGTCCGTCAATCCGGCAGCAACCAGCGATGCGATGAACGCGTTCGCTACATCGACAGGCACTGGTTCCTTGAGGCGGTAGCCCCACTGTTCGTTGCCGGGTGATGTCTCAAGTGTGTAGGTGGGCGTCGGGCGCTTTCCTATCAAGCGCATCTTGCCCACCTTGGTGCCGACATCGTCCAAGACGATCACGAACGTGAAGCGGAAGTCGGTCGCGCGTGCGCGCAAGCGCCGGGCACGCGGGTTGTCGGCATGAAGTGTGGTGGGGAAATAGTACAGCGATGAAGAAGGTGACGGCCCCTGCGGAACCCAGCGTTCGCGTGGCCACCCCTTGGGGGTGGGATAGGAAACAGCTACTACGCCTTGATCTTTATTGACACTAGGGAACAAGTTCGCCAGAAAGGCGTTGATCTTCGTGGTCATTGCTTGCCCTTTGATCACTTATGGGGGGAACCCCATCAAAGACCGCGCTGGCGTCAACCAGCGCGGTCTGTTTTTATCTGCCGTTGTCAGGCAGACTTCAATGCGTTCCAAAAGTTTTTTTGTTCGGTGTCCTTCTGTCCCAGCACGTACTGGACGGCGGTTTCGACCGTGTCCTGTGCTACTGGTTCATAGGAAAAAACGTGGCTGTTGGCCTGCCCCCGGCGCACCAGACGGCCAATCGTCTGGTCGTACAGTTCGCGATCATCCGGCAGCGTCCACCATGCAATCGCGTTGCCGCCTTCCTGAATGTTCAGGCCGTGACCGGCTGATGCAGGATGCAGGAACAGCAGCGGCAGTTCGCGCCTGTTCCAGCGTTCGATGGTCTTGTCGTTGTCCTTCGATCCTCCACCAAGAAACGGTGCGTCCGGCCACCGCTGCCGCAGCATCGCAAGCTGTTCGCGATACTCGTATGCGATGATCAGCGGCTGACCCTGTTGCTCATCCACGATGTCCTGCAACACACGAAGTCGCCAGTCGGTCAGCTTCACAGGCGCTCCAGCGTTGTCGTAGATGAAGCCCGACGCGATCTGGCGCAGCTTGTTGCGCAGCACGCCAGCACTGCCAGCGACGATGTCCAGATCGGACAACACGGACTGCGCGCGCATGCGGTCGTAGACTTCGCGCAGTTCAGTCGGCAGCGTCAGATGGATCGGCGGGCGCACGATGGGCGGCAACTCCACCGCGTCATCCTCAAGGATGTAGGTGTAGGGCTTGAGTAGCTTCGCCAGTTCCAGTTCGGTGTGCTTGAACGCAACCCAGTCGTGACCCTTGAAGTCGGTCGGGTAGAAGAACTGGCGCTTCCACTTGTCGAAACTCTTTCCGACAAGATGGCCAAGACCCACCGCCTGACACATGCCGTAGACCGACATCAATCCGTTCGGCGTCGGCGTGCCTGTGCTGCCTGTCCTGATCTTGAAGCAGTCCGCGCGCCGCGTTGCCTTCTGGCGCTTGCCTGTCGGGTTGCGCAGCTTGCTCAGTTCATCGAACACGATGGCGTCGCAGCCATGGTTGGTGTCCAGCAGCGCCGATAAGTTCTCATAATTGACTAAGATCACATCGTTGTGGCCTTCGATCTGCTTGCACTTGCCAGTGTAGATGCCGAAGCTGAACGGCATGCCCCACTTCATCGCTTCCTGCCGCCAGACGTTCTCAACAACGCGCAACGGCGCAGCGACCATGATGCGCTTGGCCGCATCATCCGTCAGCCAGTCGTTCATTGCCATCATGTTGCACAGCGTCTTGCCTGTGCCCATCCGCGCGAAAATCATGCTGCTGTCGCGTTCGTACACGAAGCCGGATGCGTCGATCTGGTAGCTGGCGGGCTTCATGTCACTACGTTCCCTGCGACGATGTACACGAACCCCAAGTCGTGATCGTTGTCGTCAATCACGCGGTCCGTTATGACAAGCCGCCGCGCGATTTCCTCATACAGTCGGGCCGATATGATGAAGAACATCGCTTCATCAGGAAGCCGTCCCACCGGGATGGGCTTGCCAAACTCTCCGGGTACATAGGGGCGCAGACGGAAAAGCCTGTGTGGATTTTTCTCAAACCACTCTGCGTCGTTCATCACGCTGTTTCCAGATGCCGTTCATATAGGCCGAACGAATGCTTGTTAGCGACCGGCTGCTTGACGCCATCGCGGTCGATCCACGTTTCGTTGTCGAAGACGACATTGTATGAAAAGCCGCGTTCGTCATAGTCCATGTCAACAACGGTCGCCATCTCGCCCTTCTTCAGGAAGTGCGCGCAGTGATACCAGCCGCCCTTGGCGTCGATGTCCGCGGCCAGCTTCACGCGATCACCGATCTGGAACTTGGCGAAGCTGAACAGGCCGGTCAGCATCACTTCCAGCTTGCTGAAGTAGTAGGACGCCGGACCCTTGCGCAGTTCGCCTTCCAGCTTTTCATATGCGGTGCGCATATCGTTCACGCCCCCGATGATCGCCTGCATCTTCTTCAATGATGTGTTCTGGTTCATCACATCATCCTCCACACCGTGGCAACGAAAGACAGTACGAATGTCACAACGCTTCCGGCTATCCACGTGACGATCCACACTGGCGGTAGGTACGCGTGGCAAGCGAAGATAGACGGGCTACCGCCATACATACACGACACCCCCGCCACGACCATGATCATCACTGCGACGACCAGATTGACCATCGACCACACAAATATTTTCTCTACCATCAGCGTGACATCCTCGATTTGATTATCTCTGCCTGTTCCAAGATCGCTTGGAAGTCATCGACGCTGCGCACGATGAAGTGGTTCAAGCCCATCGTCTGAAGGCGCACCTTCCACACAAGCTGTATCTCGCTCATCACGCCGACCGGCGTCTTGAACTCAATGAAGGCGACGTAGAACGGCATCGTCAGGATGCGATCCGGCACGCCGCGTTCTCCCTGCCACTTCAGCAGATAGCCGCCATGTTGCGTGGCGCGCTTGCGGCACACCGCTTCCAGTTGACTTTCTCTCATGTCAGTGCCGCCTTTGCGACCTCGCGCGACACGTCATCGCCGTTCGCAGCTATGGTTTGTAGTGCGCGTTTCATGCGCGCGTGACGTGACAGTGGTGGTGGCGCGTTGCCAAGACCGGCGCACCAGATGATGCAGTGCCGCCTGTGGCGCGGCGGGATTTTTTCGAACCCGGTGTCGTGTGCGCGACCCTGCGCCACCAAGGTCTTCATGCGCGGCGACACCGTATCGCGTGGCAGGCTCAGGATCGTTGCAATCTCTGGCACTGTTAGCCCGCTTGGATGTTGTTCAAGGCACTCCACGACAAGCATCTGCAACCGTGTCAGTGCGTCATCCTCCGGCGCAGCACGGTGGCTAGTAGAAGGATCAGTGTGCCTTGCGAACTCAGTCATGTCAGCCGATCCGCAACCAGCTTGGCGTAACCAGCGATGTCGTGCCAGTGATCATACAGATCGGGGTTGCCTGACAGGATGCGCCCGATCTTCACGGCGATCATCTCCAAGGCTTCCTTCTGGTCGTCCGCAAGCTTCTTCCAGTTTTCCATCTGATGCATCACGCGCTTGATGTTCTGAATGTTCTGCGCGTTGTCCGTAAAGACACCGTACTGCGCACCGCGCTGCTTCAACGTTTCACTGATGTCTTGGGCCAATTAAAGTCTCCCTACTTTTCCAGAAGTGTGGCGAAAGAGATTGGTTTGTGCATCTCGATCTCAATCAATTCGTTGACCCACTCTTTCGTCTCTTGCTCGCACTGACGCTGGTGACGCTCGACGCATCGGGCGATCAGTTCTTTCAGATGGTCTTCGCGGGTCATTCCAAGCGCTCCCTACTTTCCGTCGCCGGTAATGACAACATTGCGAACCGGATCTTCGTGCTTTCGAGTGTAGACAGTCATATTGCTGGTGGCCTCGAACGTCATGGTGTTCTCTGGCTCATCGAACGACACTCTTGGGGCGGGTTGCGAGAGGTGGTGATGGCGCATGAATTTAGTGGAGACCCATTCCCCACATTCACCGCACTTCCATTCTCGCTCCACGCGGGCCTCCTCTTTCTTACGCTGCCTTAGCGCCAAGTTTAGCCGCTGCGTCCGGCAGGATCGACTCGCCGCAGAACGGGCAGTGATTAAACATAACGCCTTTCTTGGTATGGTCGCCGCTTCGGACGCCATAGAGATAACGCTGAGTGTCGTCGCCTCGGTTGATGATCGTCGCGACGAAGATGCCCTTGCGCTTCTCCATCCAGTTGCCATCCACCACCGCAGCGAGTGCGTGACACGGCTTGACGCTTCCGTCTTTCAGTTTGCAGGGCCAGTCCTTCGCCACGTCAATCGCTCCCTACTTTCCGTCGCCGGTAGCGACAAGCTTCTTGCGTCTCATGCCACGATAGGCAGCAACCCACTGGCGACGAAAGTCTGCCTGTTCCTTGAGACGCTCTACATGGTTCGCCGCGCCGACTATTTCCATCGCCGTGATGATGTCATTGT